AATACTTACTAAGATATAACACCTGTTCCAGTTCCAGCACCCGGTACTGGTATACCAGAAGGAGCCCCAGTTATAACAACATTACCCGTGCCATCTTGAATAACACCTTCTGCTTGACCCTTACCTATTGCTTCAGCCCAATCAGGCCAACTACCTCCTATAAAACCACTACCACTACCAAAACTTTGTATTAACGATCCCCAATCAGACCCAACTACTGAAATACTACCAATATCTACTATACCAGTTCCGGCAAATACTGGATTATGGGTAGAAGCTAAAGTAGCTAAAGCCATTTGATTAGAACAAGCACTACCTAGAGCATCACATACATCTTTGAGTTTAGAACCAGCTTGACCAAAAGATGCTACAGAATAAGAGTAGATTTGATTAGAAATATAGATGGCATCTACACCAATTATACCAACACCCACACCAACTCCAGCACCTGGAACAGTGCCCACATCAGTAGTAGTAAAAGTTTGACCCACTACATGACCAGCAGAACCAGACCCAATGGCATCAGTAAAATTATTTAATTCACTACCAACAAAACCATTTGCTGATAGAGTTCCTAAGAGTTCTGTAGACCATGCTGAACCAACTATTGGCATTATTGGCTCTCCATTTTTTCTAGCATCTCAAATACTTCCAATAATGGTTTCTTGATCTTATCTAAACAATCAATGCAGAGATCTCTTTGAACGCTCTCAGGCCCTATAGATAATTTAACTATATATGCCCTAGGTGATAGGTCTCTTCTCTTGTTAACTGTAACTGTCTTCATCTTACCAGTAGTTAAATCTTGTTGTTTTACATCAACTAACACTGGCATCTTAATTTTTTCTTTCTCTCTAGTCTTCTCATTAAGAGTATCTACTTCAACATATTCTAATTCAGTGGGTGGGTGTACTAAAGTAGGTTTACCACAAACATCACATTTCCAAAAAACAGACATATCATCTCCTAAATATCACCAAATATTGTAGTGCTAGGTATAACAGGGGCTCCGGTAATTAAATCAATAACCCCAGAATGGCTATTAGCTGTTGTAATACCACTAACGGAACCATTCAATTGAATTTGTGTAGCTTCTAATTTACAAGTGCCAGCAGCCTTGATATTACAGTTAGCACCAACATCGATAGTGGCCTCAGAACCAACAGTGATATTAGCGGCAGAACCAATATTGATACTAGCATCTGAATCAATTTTAACATTATTACTCCCCTTTACAGTTATATCGATGCCACTGGGTTTCATTTCAATAATGTTTTCACTTTTATCTATTAATTTTATACCGGTTGGATCTAAAGTAATCTTATTATTTTCATTATCTTCAATGAAGATACTTTTTTGTTCAAAATCTAATGTTATCTTATGAAATTGATCTGATTCAGTATCTTTACTTGGTGATTTTTTATCTCTTCTAGTTACTTTTCTTGCTAAAAAATTAACATTGCCATTAGATTCAAATTCAATTTGACCACCAAAAGAATGCTCTAATAAGATAGATTCCTCTCCTTTAGTATCATCAAATATGAATATATGACCTGATTTAGTTTTCCAACCTAATCTTTTACCATAATTAGTCTTAAAATTTCTAGCAAGATCGTTGACGTTATTATAGAACATAGCTCTATAATAGGGTCTAGGATGAGAAACAGAAGTATCTATTACTACTTCTATAAAATCACCTGGTTCTGGAACATAGAAAAAACCAGCACTACCAGTATTCTCATTACCATTAGAAGTTTTTAAAGCAGCTGACACAAAATTAAAATTGGGTTGAGCAGGTATTGGATATTCCTGATCTTCTAATAATGTATCCGATTGGAAATATATTGCACCTCTTAAACCACCACCTTGACCACCAAAACCAATTTGAAAGTCATCATCTTCTATTCTTGTTACAATAGCTTCATGTACTTCAAATTCTTGAGCCATTATATCTCCAATGCTTTTCTTACATTTACTTCACATTCATAACTATCTTTAGTAAATATGTGCTCTACTCTAGTAAAGTAATATTTACCATTGAATTGTTTTTCTAATCCATCAAATATATGAGTTTGTCTTGCTTGTAGTTTCTCTAAACCTACTAAAGAAGCTGAACCAGAAATAAATTCTTCTTGTCTCTTTCTAATCCATTGAGATGCAAATCTCTTAGCCTCTTCTTCATTTTTAAATGGTCTATTAGCTATTATTTCAAACGATTGACCAAATGCAGTGGCTCTCATAGTCCCACCACTAGTAAATTTAGATTCATTTTTAAATTTTTTCTTACCTAGGAATTTAGATGATGAACCGCTACCTTTATCATTTACATTAATAGTAGTCTTTCTTTTTTCACCTTGATCCCTATTAAATATAGTAATTTCTACATCAGAGGGTTGTTCTAATGTATTTACCTCTGGTCTAAATTCATAGAGAGTAGTATCGTTACTTGTTAAATCTATACCATAATTAAAAGTAAACACTTCTTTTTGTCTATCTCTAGGTTCTTCAAAATATAATCTATGGTTATCTATATCTTTATCGTATCTTAAAAATAAATCAAAACCTCTTTCCTCTGCTATATCTCTTAGAAACTTATAATCATTTACACCTTTTTTCTGTATTCTAGTATATTTCCCTGATGCATATCTAACTTTATCATAATCTATATCATGCCTAGATGCTATGATAGTAGCTATTTGGCTATCTCTAAATTCTTTATATGACACACCTTTTTGTGGTTCATGATTAGACATTTTATGAAATGGATCATAGCCAATTATAGTCATAGTAGGATAGCTACCTCTAGGATAAGAAGGGAGTTTTTTAACTATTTCTACTTTACCTATTGGTGTTAATTGATTACCATAACCACCTTCTAATAATATTTGGTTACCTATACCAAAAACTTTTGATAGCTCTAATGTCTTATCTATACCCACTGCACTATCAACTACTTTTCTAGTAGTCAATGTTATAGTGAGTCTATCAGTCATATCGTCTTCGTCTTCATATTTTACACTATCTATTAAATCAGTAATTTCTGGACCTAAGACATCTCCATTATTTAATGTTAATCTATATCTAGGGGCAAGTATGTCACGAGCTATAGCCATAATTCACCTATATAAAAACAGTTTTTGGTTGACCTCTTAATTCAAGAAACTCTTGTCTTAATGTATCTCTTTCTTCGTCATCTTTTAAAGCATTTGCTTGTGGTGTCACATCTATTTGAAAAATTTCTTGTCTATCTACTAATGTGACCTCATCACCTGCTTCAATATTGAATATATTCACATTTGCTCTTCTTAAAATATCACCAACAAGAGCATCTCCGTATTCTAATGCTGCTATACTTTCAAAAGTGTCACCATCTTTAGCCTTTACTGTTCTACCTATTGTGTGTAATGAACCACCTGGTATATTAACTAAACCAAAACCAGCTGCAAACCCAACAGCAGTAGTAATCACACCACCAACAGATTTAATGACCGATGCTAAAGAAATAGAACCATCTGTTTGTTTCTCATCTAAGATATTCAACTCTATTGAGAATGTAGCACCTCTTAGTGTCCCATCTGATCTCAATTCGTCGTATTTAATACCACCTACAGAAGTAACGAAACAACTAAAACTTAATTGAGTACCTAGACTAAAAGTAAATATTGGTGCTCTATTTAAATCTTCTCTTTTCCTAGTAAAAGATTTTAGTTGTGCTATTTTACTAGCAACATCTTTTAATCCATGTATAGCATATATTCTAGCATCATAAGTGAATGTATTATCTTGACCACCCACCCATTGTTTATTTGAACTATCAGCATTAAGAGATTGTTGACTATTTATTCTAGTTCCAACATTCTCTGTAGCATTCTCAGCTAAGTATTGACCAGAAAATTTAGTATTTGGAGAATCTATCATCTCCAATGTCCATATCTTATTACTACTTAAACCAGCCAATTCACCTATTACATCTAAAAATGCCATGGTATCTCCTATTTACTTATAGCACCTCTTTCAAGCATCTTTCTTTTTTCACCAGCATTATTTTTTATTCCTAATCTCTCATTATTATCTATAGTATTTCTAGCAACAGCCCTAGCTAATTCTCTACCATCTACTTCTAATCTCACATTTGAATTCACTTCTATTTTTTGAGACTGTTGACTTAGATTATTGAAGATACTTTGACTACTTTGTGGTTGTAGAGCACTTTGATCTGTACTCATTGGTTGTGCTAATCTTTTTTGCTTCAATATTTCCTGATTTAAATCTTCTATTGTTTTATTCTGTGGTTGCATCTCAGCCATCATTGGTAATTTTTCAGGCTGAAATGGTAGTATCTTAGCAGTAGGTTGCTCCTCTACTTTTTTCTCTATTGGTAGTGCTTTTTTAACCGGTTCTTCTACTCTTTTCTCTATTGGTAGTGTCTTCTTAATTGGTTCTTCTACTATTTCTCTTTCTAATGGTATTGTTTGCTTTATTGGTTCGATTGGTTCTTGTTTGAATGGTAATATATTATTTATTTGATCTTGTTCTAATTTCTTTGGTTCTAATTCTATGGGTATTACTCCAGGTTCTGGAGCAATAAATTCTTTAGGTATAGCAGGTTTTATAGCAGCATTCTTTTCTTCCTCTTTATTAATAGATTTGAGAATTTCTAATTTTCTCTCTTCCATTGATAGTTCTTTTTTCTGAGCATCTTTTTTATCTTCATCATCTCCAAAACCAAAGAAACCTTTAACCTTTTTATAATATTCTACAGCTTTATCTATTGGCCATTTTAACATATCATATATACCCAACGCAAAAGACTTAGCTAATTCTATCATACCTGGAATGAAACCTTTAGCAAAAGCTTCCTTTACATTATCCCATCTCTTAACTACTCCATATATACCAGCACCCAATAGAGCAAAAGCACCTAAAACTAATGTAATTTTTGCTGTCATTATTGTCCATAGTAACGATACAGCACCTTTGACGAAACCTATAGCTTGACCAATACCACTAACAACTTTGGTTATTATCATAGCATGATTAGCTATCAAGAAAGATACACCTGTCCAGATTTTACCAACCATAGCAATAGCACCACCTACCATACCAAATACGTTAGCTATGGTGCCAATAATTGGCCCTAAAATAAAAAGACCACCAGCAATGGCAACTAATATTGGACCAGCAATAGCTCCAAATCCTATTATTTTAGCAATCATCTTACCGAATTCTTTAGTGCCATCTTTTTCTACACCTAAAACACCAGTTAACCATTCCTTAACTTTAATGAAAGTATTTTTAGCAGTAGTAAAAACTTCTGCTACACCTTCTTTAAAACCAATAGCAAATTCTATTAAAGATAATTGTGTAGGTGTTAATTCTTCTAGTGGTTTACCAAAAGCAGAGACGTTACCTGAAGCAACCTGAAAAGCTGCAGTAATATCTTGAACACCCTTAACTATCATTTTTAAAACTGGTAGTGCACTATCTTCACCTTTAATTAATAGATTACCTATTTCAATATTCAAACCTTCATAAGCAGATTGTAATGAGATGATCTGACCTTTAAAATTTTCAGTACGTTTCTTAGCAATAACAGCAGCAGCACCTAATCTATTACCGTATTCATCTGTCATATCAGATGCTCCGGCTAATTGACCTGTCAATTTTTCAAGTGCTTTAGGTCCAGCAGCATTTAAAGCATGGAAAGCTTTAACACCTCTTAACCCGAATAGCTCAATACCTGCAGCTCCTCTACCATCTGGATCTACATTACCAATTATTTTTTGTAGTTTAGGTAATAGTTTAATTGGATTTTTTAACGAAGCTTGAATTTCATCAAAGGAGATACCAGCATCTTCCATTAATGATATAGCAGTACTTGTTGGTTTTGCTAATTTACTAAACATATTAACTAATGCTGTACCACCAGTACTACCTTTCAAACCAGCATCCGCTAATTTACCCATTGAAGCTAAAATTTGATCTAATGGCACACCAAATGCTGCTAAAGTACCACCACCAAACTTAATAGCCTCACCTAATTGTTCTATATTAGTGTTAGATCTTGCTTGAGCTAAAGCCATCATATCTGATAATTTAGTAGCTTTAGCAACAGCTGGAGCATTTTTATCAAAAGCTAAAGTAAGAGCAGACATAGAATCTGTCACAATATCAGAAGCTCTACCAAGGTCCAAAGTTCCAGCAGCTGCAGTATTTAACACTGTGCTTAGAACTTCAGTAGAGTCTTTAGCGCTAAAACCAGCTAATGCTAAAAACTCCAAACCTTGAGCAGCTTGATTGGCAGAAAAGGCTGTAGTAGCACCTAATCTCTTAGCCTCATTCTCCATTGCAGTAAATTCTTCAGTAGAACCTTGAGCTAAAGATTTAACAATGGACATTTGTTTTTCAAAATCAGCTGCAACATTAGCAGCAGAAACAAAACCAGCGGTGGCTATAGAAGCTGGAACACCAATTGCTGCTATTCCCATACTAGCTTGACTTATGCCAGCAGAGAGTTTTTGTCCAGCATTAGACATTGTCTTAAAGGCACCAGAACTCTTTTTTAACGTCTGGTCTACTCCTTTACTAGTAAATGAGAGTAGTGCATTGATGTTATAAGCCATCTAAACTCCGTATTTATTAGAAAATTTAGATCTTGGCTTCTTCTTATGTGATTTTTCTATCATCTCAGCTTCTTTTTTAAATTGTTTATTCAACCTATTTAACCACCAAGATCGTTCCTTTCTAGTCATCCTCCTCACTCTTTCTGATGTCATACCACTAATATTATATAAGAGTAGAAACTCTTCCTCCCATAAATCTTCTAAACTGAAGGTAGGGAGGATGACCCGAAAAAATAGTCATAACTCCAATTAATCTGCCTAGACCATTTTTTCCCACAATTTTTACAATCATCTGTAATAACAACAGTAGGACCTTTATTGATCCTAGCTATCATTCTATCTAATCTCTCAAAATCTAATTTTTTAATAGATTTTATTATCTCATCTGGTACATACCCAATGCTATCATTATATCCAACTATACAATCTTTAAGTAAGCACATTTTAGACTTAGCAGCATTTTGGACATTCTCACCACTTAATTCTTCCATTACTGACCATTTCGATCTAGTTAATTTTAAAGAAGCGATTTTTTCTGTTATTTTTTTACCATCTGAGCCCATGTGTTCAAATTTGATGGGTTTCTTAAGAATGTATTCTTCTACATGTTCTATGTCTTCATCCTTATCTAAGACATCAACATCCAAATCTCTAAGGTCTACTACAAATTCACCATGTTCATGGTTACAATGAGGGCATACTAAATTACTAAATGCAAATTCATGGCCAAGAGCCTCTATTCTTAGATATATGTACATATAAAGAACATCTGACATTGCCATTCTGCTTAGCACTAATATTCTCTCATCACCCATCTTATCCCATTTTTGACCACCTAATTCATCTAACATCATAGTTAGAACTTTGGTAGCAAATGAGCCACTTGAAGTCTCTTTATTTTTGAGTTTAGAAATTTCTTCCTCTTGCTCAAATCCCCAATCTTTAAATTTAAATGAATTGTCTCTAGGTTTGAAACTCCATTCAGGTCTTTCTTTTAGCCCAATAGGTAGCATTCTATCAAGCTCTCTTAATGTCTTAATATTTTTTTCTTTTTTCATCTATCCCCCAAATAATATTTTTTGTTGAGATTAGAAGGAAGCTAACTATTAGTTAACTCCCTTTTGTTTATTCTATACTATTTTATACTGGCAATATATCGTCAGCTGAAAAACCCCATTCAATCATGGCAGGTTCACCTTCGTTTGCCTTATCATAATCAGGTAGATTACGTTGATAGATAAAACAACCTGGAAGAGTGAATGTAGCTTTGACGTTGCCTTGGATACTTTTATTGATCAATGTAGCAACTTTTTTATATGTGCTAGTTACTGGATCTTGACCTTCTTTATACCAAGCTTCTAATGCTAATCTCTCTACTAAGTGATGCATCATAGTTTGAGCAGTAAATTCTACTGGGTTAGTTTGACCACCAGATGCTTTAGTTCTATCTGGCATATCTACTATTTGTAATTCTTCAGATATACCACTAACAGTAATGAACACTATTCTAGGTAGACCAACCACAAATAGCTCAAACTGGTTGAGTGAAGCATGGTCTGGTTGGATGATTCCTTTCAATGACATAATTGACTCCTCTCAATTAAGATGCTGAGCTATCAAAAATACCTTGTTTGCCGATAGTAATAATTAATCTCTCTACAGTATCAACGATATCAAGAGAAATTTCAGCATTCAAGTCACCTTGAGCCCTAGTAGCATTAGTATTATTTTCATCATCTATCTTAATAATTGCTGCATCTTCTAAACTATCACCAACTATTGCACCATTGGCAAATTCAGGGATGAAAAATGCCCTAAATGTAGTCTTTAATTGTTCTTGGTTATCTTTATTATTAAGAGCAAAGACAATGTAATCAAAATTTTCTCTAAAAATATTTTCTATATGTGATAGATATTCACGAACATGTTTGAACTTAAAATTAGTATCAGTAGTGAACATCCTATCGCCCCAAAGGATGAAATTACCTTCTTTTTTCCTAATCCTATTTATACCCCTAGGATTTAAGAACTCTCCATTTAGTTCTTTATCCCCAGTAGGTAATTTAACTACATTTGGTAGAGTAACATCAGTACCAGCAGCAGCCTTATGATAACCTTGATAATTTTTAGCAATAAGTGCTTCACGACCTTGTATCATACCAGTAGCAGTAGTTAATTTAAGACCAGCACCATCTGGATTAGTGATATAAACAAATGATGGGAAAGTAACACAAGATAAATCTGTCTTACCTATTTGATCTGCCATAAAATTATAAGCAGAAGTTTCATCTGTTATGTTTGCTGGTATTTCATGTCTATATGTGTAGTTTCTAGCATTGGCATAATTAGCTCCAGCTTTTTGTATAACTGGTGTAGTGATACCTGGTGTAGCTAATTTAACCAATCCAACATTTTGACCAAATAGACCATTAAAGACGCTAGTGTTTGTATTCCATGCATCTATATAATCTTGATCTAAAATATTTGCAATACCGTCATAACCACCAGCTAATTGTTCCTTGGCTATAACTTGCCATGGGTCACCAGCAGTGGCATTAGAAGTCAAGTCGTTACCAGTTACTACACTAATACTATTTGCAGTATTAGAATCAATTATATAAGTAGCATCATAACCTGTATTAGGTATTAAATATCCACCTACTAATCCATTTACTGGGAATGGTCTTACTCGAATTACTATCTTATCACCAATAGCAAAATTAGGTCCAGCTTGACCATAAATAGTGAAACCTAATGCAAAATCATTTGGTGGAGCAAAAGCAACACCAGTAGTCACATTTGCAGTAATGAATGGCATTCTAGCAGAAGCATACGACCAAACTTGATCTACCCCACCAGATAATGTAGCGCCTGATAGAGTGAAGTTATCTGTAGAACCATCATCCTCTACTAAGGTATAAGCATTTCCAGCTGTCCCAGCACTATTTGCTTCAATAGTAACTATAGCACCTACTCTAGTAGCATTTAAGATTGCCGCTAAAGTTGTATTAGCATTAATGGCATCTTTAAAAGCCTCTGCAGTATCATCTGCAGTAGCACCTGGAACTACATCAAGACCAACTCCAAAGTAAAATTGCTCACCATTAATAGTGACACTATCTCCATCAAACCCACCAGCTAAAGTAGCACCTGATAGAGTGAAGTTATCTGTAGCATTATCTGTCTCAGCTAAAGTGATAGCATTTCCTGCTACACCATAAGCAACCGCAGTAATTGTTACAGTATCTAAAGTTCCACCACCATTATCAGCAGTTACTATACCGTTAATTAGTGGGTCTAGAGAACTATTGATAGCACTAACTAAAGATGTAGCACTTAAAATTGTAGAAGCACCAGAAAAATCAACTAAGGCTTCAAAGTCTACACCATTGATAGTTACAATATCACCAGCATCAAAAGTGTTGTTAGTGATTTGAATAGTCCCAGAAGCTTGAACAGCTGGATCAAAAGAGTTATTTGCTATAGTAACAGAGCCACTTGCTTTAGAACCAGCAGTAGTACAAGTTAAAGTGACATCGTCATCTATTATTCTAGCACCTAATGTCTCAGTCATAGTAGATTTAGCATTATTTACTGAATCGTCTACTTGTTCCGAGATTCTTGTAGTAAGTGTTAGAGTACTTAGAGTTAAACTGCTATCCCTATAATAGTTAGCAGGTCTCTTATTTGCTGTAGGTTCACCAAGATTTAAATCTTCTACTTCTATATAATCATTGGCACCATCATCATTGATAGTAGGTACATAATAGTTAGAAGCAAGAGGATCGTTAGATAAATTATCATAATCTCTTACTTTAATACCATCTTCATATACTACTACTCTAAATTCTGTTGATGGGTTATCTGTACCATCATATATCTCAAATTCTACTACTTTATCTGATTCATTGCTCAATATTACATTATATAGTAAATCTGATGATCCACTATCAGTAATATCAGTAGCTAATTTAGTGTCCGAACTAAAAGTTAAGATACCAGCAGCATCATTTGAAATTACTTTATATGACTTACCAGGTAGAGCATCTAAAGTGACGATAGCATTTTTATATTCGTCTATCTCCATTGATCTACCAGTATCAAGTGTAGTTTCAGTGACAGCAACATATTCGTCTACGAATTCGGCTCTTCTACCAGCCCAACTACCAGGTGAATATGCTTTTACTTTCATTACTTCAGATCTAACACCTTCTTCTCTTGAATAGACAATTTTTTCAGCTGTTTTTTCTGTACCGTCTACTATTCTTGAGATATTTAAAAATCCAGCACCAGTGCTAGTATCAAAAAAATCATAAGCAGCATCTGGAGCTAATGATTCACTTATTCTACCACCGACCTTTCTAGCAAATTCTTCACTAGTCAATGTAGTAATTAATTCGCCTATTTTACCCTTCTCATAGATACCAACATGTGCTGTCACACCCAATGTAGCTGGTTCAATAGCAGCTGCACCAGTTTTTTCAATGACAGCAACTCCAGCATCTTGAGTAGGCCCAAATCTTTTTTGTGTCATGTTACCTCCTTAGGTAAGAATCACCACTAAGTTGAGGCAAATGTCATATTTAAATTCGTCACCAGTGGCACATCTAGACTTTTCTTTAGATAAAATGGGACTGATCTTAGAATAAAGACACCTTTAGCGGTATTTACATCATTCAAATCTGGTGACTGTTGCATAGTAGCAGATGTTAGATGTTGCATAGTCACTAATTCGTCTAATGCATTTGTTCTAATGACCCTATTTTCTGTAAAGTATTCGTCCATTGCAGTGATTAATCTAGTTAAATCAACTGGATTTGAAGTAAAGATAACATACTCAAATCTTAGATCATTTACGGCTGGTGGTTGTATTTCAACCGCAGTTCCGTTTATAAAATCTCTTACAGCATCTTTGCCTTGCTCACTAGTAACATTACTAGTGGACCCTGTTTCTGTAACATTTCTAATATCTTCAAAGACTATTGCTGGGAATTTTACTACTTCATAAAAATCTTGATTAGTAGTAATAGCAAATTCAGGGACTATGGTAATTTTAGCCCATATAATATCACCAGCAAATGCAGTATTTTTTAAAGTAATTACTCCAGGTTTATAAGTCTCACCATCTTCATTAATAGAACCTGGTACATAATCATCCAATATATTATTTATTCTATGAGGGTCTAGAGACATATTATATACGCTCTCTACACCAGTTATATTATAACCATCATTATTTGGAATATATTCGTCTAGAGACAAATCTATGGTGTCAGTTGTTGATGGTAGTGATATTTCGTAATCGAATGTGCACCTAATATTGTTATGTAATGATTGTAGCATTGTATCATATATAATATCTTCAAACCATTCTACTTCATATTCTCCCAATAATTTAATAGCATGCATCACAGGAGTGACATCACTTGAAGTAGTTCTTAAATTTGCTCTCCAATATATTGTCTTATCTCCACCTCTAGTATTAATTATAAAATTCAATAGAGTAGAAATATTTTGCTGTATCTCATCAAAAGTATTAAACTCCCCATCTAACCCACCAGTTAAAGTAGGTCCAGATAGAGTAATGCCACTGGTAGCATCAGTGACCATAGTTATGTTATTACCTACTATTCCGAGATTCTCAGAATAGATTGTGATCTGGTTGATCGAACGTTCAACTCTGATAGATGTGAAATTAGCAAGGTCTGATTCAATGGACGCTGCTGTTGTTTCATTGTCGGTAGAAGCAACCCACTGTTCACCCTCTTTCCTCTTGTAGCCATCAATTTCAATGGTCGCACCAGACAATAGACTATAATCGTCAATGGTAATCGTACCACTAGCCCTAGTTTCTTCATTAGATAACCTCCAATCTAAACCATCGTGAAAGTAATCTTCTTCCACATTATTTATTATCGACCCTGGTTTATATAATATACTTGTTCCCTCGGGTATTTGCACGTCTACGTCAAATCCTATCCAATTTTTTACACCTTTGGGGTTAGTTACTGGAGTTCTAACATACAACCATTTATCAAGTGAATAGCCACTAGAACTTAGAGTTAATTCGGCACCTTGGTCATTACCATCACCCGATATTCTTCTTTCTTCGTTAACGTCATTGATACTACTATTAGTGTTAGCAAGACTACTATTTCTATCTGGATTCATCCTAATCTTATTAGGCTCTGAAAACACTATTTCACTTCTATTATCTTCATTAAATAAAAATGTCTTTGCTAACCTATTTATCATCTTTCTGGTCCTTTACCATTAGTAGAAGCCACTATGGCTTTTTTAACAGCCACATCCCAGTTATTATTTATCTCATCTTGAAGATCTTTATCTCTAAATACTGAATCTAAGAAAGGTCTACCTTTTACTCTAATGACACCTTTAGATTTTTTAGAAGGTAAAGTATCTATACTTTTTTTATTTGCTTTTATTCTACCAAAAATAGCAGCTCTGGTTTCTTTAGTTATTTTAAGAGTGTAGCCTTCTTGTAGAATTTTTGCTATTTCTGCTATAGAACCTGGTGCTATACCTACTCTTGCTTTAAATGAATTTAATAGTTCATTCCTAATAGCATTGTGTAGTTGACCAGAATTTATGAGAGGTATCTGAGATTTTTTACCGAGGAGAGTTACTTTAGCATTTGCTAAATATTTCTTCTCTCTTATTCTCTTTCTAATCTCAGCTTGCATTATTAAACCATTCTCTATTGTTGCTTTTCTAATTTCTCTATCTAACATGACTTTGAAACTTCTACCCTTAAGAAATTTCTTCAATTCTTTAATGTCACCCTTAAAGGTCAAATTAAAATTGTTATCTCCTCTAGCCATGTCATAAATCTCCACCAGTAGATTCTATTAATCTATTAGCAAAGTAATATTTTCTTAGAGTGAAACCATGTTCACTATTATAAGCGCCACCTAATTTACTACCTACTATGAAGTATTCAACATCGTAAGTATTAGAACTACTACCAAATAAGGTTATTTTATCTCCTCTATCTAGATATCTAGGTAAGACAGAAGACATGTCTACTGCTCTCACTACAATATAACCTTCTACTATTTCTTCAATACCTGCTTGCATTATTTCAGGTTCTTGAACTTTACCAATAAATGGTTGACAGTCCAGATTATAGTTTTGAGAATATTTAGTCACACCTCTAACTGATCTTGACCTATTACTAAATCTTGTTTGAGATTTTTCTAATAGTCTAATGATCACACTAGTCTTATTTATCAAATTTGGTAGTGGCATTATAACATCCCTGAATCTATTCTTGGTACAGCATTTATGCTGCCACCTACACCTATTGGTTTTCTATAAAAAGATAAAATTCTATCTACTTCACCATCTCCACTCAAAGTACCCTGTTCAGTAGCTACAACAGATTCAGAAGATTCATAGTATTCTACTTCATGCAAATCTGTTTTCTCTCTCTTTAAAGCACCTGCAGTAGTATGAGGATTTGAGACACTATCTAATATAGGATTTTTTAAATCTCTCATTACTAATTTTAAGCAAGCTCTTTGAATTGGTTTAGGAGTAGTACCATCTTTTTCTATAAAACCAAAAATACCTTCTATAGTAGTGAATAGTGAACGCATAAATGCTTTACCATAACTACTATAAATAGAGTATTTATTAGTAACTAATGTTATTCTAGGATTTCTCCTATCATCAGGATAGACTCTACTTTTAAATATTTGGAATCTATTAAAAGTAGTATATAAATCACCAGCATGATCTGGTAGATGGTGATTCATCCTAATTTGAGTAACATCTATGATCGGTATACCCAATAACAAAATATTGCTATTCCTACCTTCAATAGTAACTTCTACTTCTCTTGCATTAAACCACTGACCAGTCCAAACATCTATTTGAGCTGACCAATAGTCTATAGAAGATTGTACTTCACTATCAGTCTTTTCTGTATCTGGTATACCTGCATTCCTAATATCTTGAATTGTGATATATGGTAAATCTAAAGCAGGTATTACATCAGCCATTAAGACCTCCCATTAGACCATGCAGTGATCTTAACATCAGTAGAAGAACCCCTAAGATATATTTTACCAACACCTATATTTTCATATACTCTAGGATTTGTTGCTGGTGAAATAGTATCACTCAATTCAGCATGTACTTCAGCTAAACCAAATCCAATATCTACTGTCCCTGCTCCCACTACTTCAATCATCACATGTGAAGCATTGAAACCAAAATCTAGTTTAGTATCATTGAAGTTTGCAGTTATAGCAGAGCTCATAGTGCCATCTCTTCTATCATAAAAAAGAGATGTAGTTTTGTTAGACATTATTACTCCTTATTAAGACTTTGCTATAAATCTAGCTTTACCTATTTTAATAGCATCAATCCTAGCCATCTTTGGTCTATTGCCATAATAGACTAATAAACTAAGCTTAATATCATCAATTAAGCAAGTAACTCTCTCACCTACTAATTTTTTATCAGTGGTTTTAGCCTTGTCGTTGATGATTAAATCGGCATCATATCTAATGTATTTAAATTTTCTAGGGATTGGTAGAGCATACCATTGGGTATTATATACGATACCAACACCTCTAATATTTTTTTGTTGCTCTTCATCTAATACAAAATCCTTCCATTTAGTATATTCATCAGGATTTTTCAAATCAAATGATAGAGTTTTACCATTAGACATATTTACCTTTAACATAAAAAACCTTTTGTTCCTCTCACTGAGGTCAAGTAAGGGTTTATAGTAAGCTTAGCTTTTTTTAATTGCTAACTTCTTTTTATCTTTCTTTCCCTTTAAAGGTTCTCTATCAGCATCTTTTAGAGATGTTCTTTTAGCATCAATATGTAGCTTGTTGCCATCAAATTGGATTGCTTTTGTCTCATCTCTTAATTTTTCAGAATTAGCAACACCTTTTCTTTTACCTAAAACTACCTTTTCTTCTGTTGGTAGTTTTTGTATTCTAATGTATTTTTTATTTTCTACATTAAGTAGAATATATTCATACTCAGAATCAGAAACTAATTTCTGTTGTCCAGGTAAAAAGTGAATACTACCTTCACATGTTCTCTCACAATCTTCTGGAAAATTAATAAATGATGCTGGAGAAGGACCAAGATAAGTAACTTTTTTCATTGACCAACTCCTTTATGTGTTAAACACATTATTTTTCCTCGGATTTGGCAGAGAGTTTAACATGGTCCTTTGTATCTTTTTTAAGATTCATTCTAAGTTTAGGTTTTAGAGCAGGTCTCCCCTCTATTACACCTTTATTAGCTTTATCAAGCTCTTTATCAGGTGTTTCAACTTCAGTCACTCTAAAATACCCATCACTCCTAAATCTTTCTACTTGATCTTCATTCATATAATGTGGCCTGCCTTTTCTAAAAACAATGCCACTAGATCTCCAAGTTTTTGGACCAATCAAATCTACCCTATACATTTTTGTAGCCATTTGTGCCTCCATCAGGTTGTCAAGTATGGCAAACTAATTAATTAAGACCTATATTTTTACCTAGAACTACTCTATCAGTTTCTTCAAACTGTACAGCAACTCTTGCAGTGATGGCCCATTCATTTACTGAACGATAAATATTTCTATCATTCTCAATTCTAATATCTCGACCAATACCTAGAATCATATTCATAGCATCAGTAAGCCACATTTGACCTTCAGAACGATAAGTAATTTTTACTGTAGCACCATCAGTGATAGCACCTCCACCAATACGAGCAATGGTTCCAGCAGCCTCATTAAGAGTATAATCTGTAGCATTGACAAATGGTGTAGTTGGTGTAGACCCTAAAGTTGCTAATGTGACAATATCGGAACCAGCAACAATATTTTTATTCAATAAACCTACTGCAGTAGTTCCGTTTAATGTCACGTGTTCTACGATTCTTGGAGTAGATTGGAGAAGTGGAAGTGGAAATAATTCCATTCCAAATGGAGTTAAATTTTGAGTAGTAGAAAGAGCAGCATCACCAGCAGCAGTAGCACGACTACTTACTGTTTGTCGATAATTTTGCTCATGATCAGTAGAAATGAAAAATTTCATATTTCTTCTGATACGTTTCCATTTGTCTGGCATTTCTTTAATCATTTCTGAAAAAATACCTGACTGAATATCTGCACCATTGGCATCAACTACGTGATCTGTTCCGGCTAATTTTAACCATCCATCACATAGAGCAATGTAGCTATCTACAATTACTTCTGTAGAAGACCCACCAGCAAATAATTCATCTTCAAATACTGCTGGTCCCAATGTGTTACCATCAATATATAGTTCTTCAAGGTTGTTAGCAAATTGAGTAGCCATCATATTGACAACCATATCCTCAACAGTAGCACCTTCAATATTTTCTTGTAGGAACTCATCTGAAATTTCAAATGGTACCATAATCTCTTTAGGGTTTAAGCTAACTTTACTAGCTGTAACACCTCTACGAACACCTGGATCAGTTGCTTCAATTTTAGGAACAGCAACACGTGAACCAACATTTAATTTGTCGATATCATATTGCTCATTTCTAAATCTAACAACACGACTTACACCACCAAGACCAGTAACATCTACTACCAAGTTAATGAACTCATTAGCTTGTTCTGGATTTAACTTACCAGAAGCAGCAATGGCTGCAGTAGTGATGGTGGCCTTTTGGATTAGTTCTTCATTAGTCAAACCTAACATAATAATTCCTCCTTAAATTTTACCACCAATTAATATTTTTTAGAGTGAGTTTCTAAAAGAGTTTTCAACGGTCTTCCAGTAAGCCCTTTCCAGAGATCTTTTCGTACTTTTCGTCCGTTCTTTTCAACAAATTCAACTTGCTCTTTGTTCTTCTCAATTTCTTCTGATTCTTCTTCTGATTTACTAATAGGCACAGATTCTAACTCTTTAATTCTCTTTTCTAGAGACTCAATTTGAGCTTTGTGTTCAGCATCTTTAGCAATGTTCTCTTTCTCGATTTTTTCTTTCTCTAATGCTTCAACTTTGGCTTTAAGTTTAGCCACTTCATCTACATTAGATTCTTTAGCCTCTGGTTCAGCTGGAGTTTCTTTTGGTTCCTCAGCTGGTGGTTCAGTGACTGTTTCTTTCTCTTCAAGACCTAGCTCTTTTCGGATTACAGATTCTTGCTCTTTCATCCTCTTTTGGAGCTCGGCCTCTTTTTTTGCTAATTCTTCTTTCGTCATTTGCTCCTCCTTAATCTTAAGTTCACGAAGAAGTTCTTTTATGCTACTAAGACCAGATTCTAAGACGTCAACACTATTTTCAAGTGTCTTTAGTCGTGAAGCGTTCATTGGTCTACCAACCTTCTCTATCCCAACTGTTTCTATGGCATACTTTTTATTAAAATATTTTGCAGTTGACATGAAAGCAGGATCAGCAAAACCAAGAGTTGAGTCACTACCAAACATAAATAGCATATCTGAGAGTTTCTCTAACATGGAAACAGCCCTACCGGTTAGTTCTGGACCCATGTTATAGTTACCATCTTCAGATACATCTAAAGACTTAACATCATAATAGAAACCTTCCATTTGAGATCTCAATTCATCTGAAGACATTACTAATGCTGCAAATGTTAATGGTGTTACGAATTTAGAAGTTTCTACTTCTTGCTTGGTATCGGTTACATCTTGTTTATCTGTTTTCTTAAATAATTTATTATCTTTATCTTTAATTTCTTTACTCTTAACAATTAAGAATTCTTTCTCATTAGCAGCTTCATCTACTACAGAGATCTCTTTAATTCTAAAATTAGATAATCTTCTTTTTGGTTTATTAGCCTTATTTATATCCATATCTCATCCTATTCTATTTCCTCGACTTCAGCTGTACCACCTATAGAAAATCCAGTTATTTCCTTATTCTTAATCATGGTCCAAACAGCATCAGAATTTACTCTAACACTTATGACCCATGTACCTTTTCTAAGTTTTATTGGACCATTCTCAGTGTCAACTTCAGTCTTGCCCTTAGTTACAAAATTTTCTAGTAGAGTGAAGTCATCATTCATGAAAAATTGATGCATATAACCTCTATTACCAGCATCATCATCTTCCATAAAACTATAAGCTGCTTTCTTCACATCTTCTTGACTATAAATATCTCCATGAGCATCAGGATCTAGAGGAATACCTCTCTTTTCACCATCATTTGGCTCTAAAACTATACCAAATATTATCCTTTCTTCTTCCTCTGATTGTTTTTTGATGTGAATAGGTATGTGATGAGACCAATCTTTATTTTTAGATTTTTGAGAAATTTCCTCTACTATATTGTTTTCTTTCTTACATGGCTTTTTATTATATTGTTCTTTCTTTCTCTTTAATAGCTTATCTAAAGTTAAGATGAAACTACCAAATAAATCAGCCATTTTTTGTAGTGATGAACCATCAAATGCAGTATATAAATCGACTAAATCATTCTCTATGTGTTCAAAACCTTCATATATGTTTTTATATTCATAGTCGTCTTTTTGTTCAATCTCATCAATGTCATTTAACTCAGATGCAACAATATCATACGTTGTCTTATATCGTTCCACTAACTCATTATCATCTAGCATTAAGTTATCTACTTCAGTAGCTAAAGTATTTAACTTAGTCTTTAGACTAGATAATTTAGCTAAATATTCGTCTTGGAGAGTTAGTAGTTTCTGTTGCTCTACTTCACTTAATAATACATCACCTCTAGTAATCTTATCTTGAATCATATCAAATGTTAGATGCTCAACATCTCTAGTGTATCCTCTACCATTAGCAGCATCATCTTCTTTTAATGTGCCTAATGTGACATTGATGCCATCAGATATCTTAAATTGAGTTAGAGTAGTCTCATCAAATCTATCTCTACTTAATTGTCTATATGAATGAACAGTATTATTAGGATCTGGTATATATTGCTTATATTCAAACCCATTATCTACTATCCATCTATTAGCATCTTCTATTCTAGGAAATCTAGAAGTATCTATATGGACTGATTGAATCTCGAAATTATATTTTCTTTTTAGTACTGGATTACTTAAAATATCAGAAGGGTCAATAGAATTTAGTTTTTTAATCATGTTATTTTCTATTTCTATCTTCTTTTTAATAACTAACTTCGTCATTTTATCTCCTCTCTCTGACTATTTCTATGTCTGATTTACAATTGCTATGATATGGAGGGAATGACAAGCCAGATTCCTGTATGCTAGTATTTACTGATTCTTTATTGAGATCTTGACCCTCTCCAGTAATACCAAAGTCTTTTAAATTCTTTCTATATGGAGTAATGGCTTTTAAGTCATCTGGTGATTCAGCTTCAAGCATTCTCTCCATTGTTTTTACTGCTAATTCTGTTCTTAATACTCTACCATCCATTTCTTTACATATCTGACTAATGGGTGATGGATTTACTACCTTATATTCAGTTATTTCTGCTTCTCTCAATGCTTGAATAGAACCAACTGATCTTGATCTAGTAACTACTGATTGTATCTCATTATTGAAATACTGTTTAGCAGTACCTTTGAAACCTTCTGGTGCTAATCCTCTCAAACTTTGATCTGGTAGACCTAAATTTTTTTGTAGTGCTTTAGTGACTTCTGCTATTTGTTCTGGTCTAGTTAGAGATTGTTTCAATGCTACCTTCTCTACTGCCTTCACAAATACCTTAGATATATTTCCATTATAGTAAGCATTTAGAGCAGTCTTATATTGACCTGATAGACTTGATATAGCGAAATTGTCAAATGCAGTTAACTCTATTACTTTTCTTATATTAATAGACTTAGTTATTTTATTTTTCTTTTCAAATGCTTCTTTACTAACTGAATATATTTCTTTAATATCGTCTTCTATTCTCTTCTCAAATTTATTACCAAAATTTTCTAAATTTCTTCTTGCTATCTTCTCTAATCTCTTAATCTCGGCATCATTCAATAGAGATGACTTCCCTTTCATAGAAGATTCTACTTTACCAATCACACTATTTGCTTCTTTATTCCATTTATCAGTTAAATCTTCTACTAACTTCTTCTCTATAGCATTAATTACTCGACCATCATTATCACCTTTAGCTTTATATAATAATTTAGTTACTATTCTATATGCATCTAAGGTTTCATTTAATGGTAGATTTTTTATATCATTCTTCTTTGCAGCAAGAGCAATCAACCTCTCCATGTAGTTCCTCTATCCTATTATGTAATGCGTCTTCTAAGGATTTGAGAGTATCTACTATACCTTTATTATTTCTCTTCCTTAAGTCACACATTGCTCTAGCCTGAGCTACTGCTTGCTCAGGTGATTTACCTTCGTCTATTAGTTCTGCTATACCTCTCTCAACACATTGTTCAAAACTCTCACCAGGTCTTCTTTCTGGTTTAGAAATTTGTTGAGTACTTTTAGTTAATGTAGGTATCTCATCCTCGTTATTATCTTCATTTAAATCTGGTCCTCTAGGTACTTGACCTTGATTAGGTCCTAGTAGACCATCTTCTAAATTACCACCTGGTTGACCACCTGCTTGGCTACTTAACTTCATTAAGTTAAAACTCATTGGTAAATCTGGATTAAACTGATCTGTTGCTTCATAAGGAGGTAGATCAGTATTTAATACATCACCAATTATTTCTCTGGATAGATTAGGTGTCATCCCTCCAGTTTTCTCAGCACCTGATAGTATCTTAGTTAGACTATTATCGTCTGTTACTGAAGCAGAATAAGATTTAAATCTCCAATACCTTATACCCATGTCCATAGTAATGAGATTTATTTTTCTATCCATCTCATCTCTTTCTGGACTAAATACTTGTTCTTCAGCTAATTTTTTACTAGATAATGCTTCATTTGGGTTACCTCTACCAACATATACTGGTGGTAGTCTAAAGGTTTCCCTTATTTTTTCCCTATTATTCTTATCGTAATCTTGAAATAATTCATCATTGTGTTGATTATTGGTCAATGTCTTAATATCCATCTTAACTTGACCAGTACCACTCTGTAGTCCATCATCCGAAATATCTGCTTCTAACAATAGAAATGATGACCTATTACCAGATTTAGTTATCTGAGAATTTACAAACTCCTCTATTCTACTAATTGATGAATCTGTCATCATACCACCAGACACTAATACTGCCATAGATGGTATATTGTTATTTTTAAATGTTATGAAATTTATTTCAGATGCTGCTCTTGAACCATATATCTCAAATAAATTACCTATGTATCTAGGCAACCCATATACACTTCTTGAGCTATATATCTTAAACCACATTACTTCTGTAGCTAATCTATCTTTAGGGAAAGCATCTAATTTATCTGGCGTTACTTCATTACCAGTAAGGCTATCTATATTTCTAGGATCTCCCCACTCTTTGAACCACACATATTTATTATAGCTAACTACTTTAGCAAATAACCTAAATCTCTTCCTAAATTTTTTCTTAACATAAGTAAAATCAGGTTGTAGCTGATTTATCTCTACTTCTATTGGTCTACTACATTGCTTACCTATCCTCATGCTATATGAAGGTACATGTAGAATAGAAGTTATGTCACCGTCAGAATCTCTAAGTATCTCCCAATAGCCATTACCAGTAGACTCTAAATCTTTTCTGGTTTTTCTTCTAAGGGTAGTTAAGTTATCATCAAAGTTAGGGTTGTTGAAGAGGCTATCTAACTTATACCATTCATTATAGTATTCTGTTCTATTAGCCTTCTGCTCGGTAGTATCAGCATCTTCACCAGCTCCAATAAATTCTTTCTCTAATTGTCTAGGTAATATTGACTTAATTCTACCACCAAAACCATCTATATTAATCTCCATAGCTTCAATACATTTACCGAGCTCTGAAGAATTTTCTGGTAGTTGAGTTAGAACTAATGGGTCGAAGGGAGGTTGGATGAGTTTTTGGTGATGAGTACTAGGACTTCTCTCTAAATCATCTAAGTCACCATCTAGCACACCATTCAGATCTTTGTTGACACCTATGACTGTAGCTTTAACTACTCTTTGATTGGAAATAGAAGATTTACTACCTTTTTTAATGAGTCTCAATTTCTTTCTTTTACTCATAATACCCTACTTGATCTACTTATGTTCATATTTTATAATAAACTTAGATCTTTTGCTTTAACATAACTTTTTTAAGCACTATAATACGCCTGGTTCCCTCTTTCTCTTTTTTCTAATTTTAGAGAAGAGAGCACCTTTGAGTGCCTGTCTACATGCATCAGGTAAGTCATCATCGTCACCATCTGGAAAGGCGACCATATCGTTAATAAAGTCGGAATGATCTATCTTGACAAAAAATCTACCGTCCTCTATTATTGGCAATACTTTATACATTTCGTTTACTTTATCTTTAGTAGAATAAACCCTTTTTATTGGCAAACCTCTCATCTTTAAACCTTCAGCAAAATAAGCTTGGCCAGCATTAGATTCAATAAATATTCTCAATGGGTTATGTTCATCATTCTTTCTAACACAATATTCATATTGTGCTTTAGCACCCATCTTACTCTTATTATAATCTACTAAATATACATTGGGTTGAGAGTCTTTAGTCACGAATAGAGTGACATGAGCAAAGTTGTCATCTTTATCTTTAGTAGATGTAGCACTATCAGTACCTTGAACATAGAATCCAGCAGTTTCAGGTATCCTCTTATATGTGTTAAACATCTCAGGCTTAATCATCCTACCTACCATCAAATCAGTATTATTCTGCATTTGAGTATTAAATATGATGATACCCATTGACCTACGCATAGAATATAATTTGAATAGTGGAAATCTCTCATCCCAGAAACTATATTCTTCACCTTCTGGTGTCTTTCTAATGGCAGGTACGATCTTTACTCTACCCTTAAACTCTTCCTTCTCTAATCTTCCATATAAATCATCTGGATGATATCTTGTCCCAATTAAATATAATCTACCATCTGGTTCTAATGTGGGGTACATTGTCTTATAGAACCAAGTAAATGTAGTATCTCTTTGATGTTTAGTCCTAGCATTCTCTTCATCTACTAAGTCATCACCTATGATCAAATCAAAGTGTAGACCGGTAACACCGCCACCTAGACCAATACAAGTAATAGTAGATTCTTTCCCTTTTCTAGTCCTACCAGCAACATTTATTTCTTTAGTATCCCATTTATATTTGGGATGTTTAATCATACCAAATACATCTAGTAGCTTTTGGTTCTCAGTTAAATGCTGATTGATAGCTCTCAAAAAAGATTCTGCTTGGTTTTGAGTATTTGAAGTAAGAAGTATCCTTATATTTGGATTCTTCAATACTTCAAATACTACTTGGGTTGTAGTAAGAATGGTCGACTTACCACCACCCCTGGGAGCCAAGGATAGAGCCCTAGTTGCTTTTATATATTCATCTTCGGTTTTTACTAGAGCATTTTGAAAATCAGATAATTCTCTATGGAAATCTTCATATTGATAACCCAATATATGGGTTGCTAATATATCTATTCTATCTTCTTCTACTATTTTTCTTCTTATCAACTCATTTATAGCAGCAGTATTATTTTCATACGCATGTATTAGACGTGTTCTATTGGTAGTTCTCTTACGTCGAGTTCTCTCATGTCTTAACTCTTCTAACTCCTTCTCTAATTGTTTTTTAGAAGGTAACTTAGAAGCTGCATCATTTAATCTCTTTATTCTTGCTTCTTGTACTTCGATGGGTTCTATAACTGTGTGTTGATTTTCACTTTGACGAAATAATTTTTTCTGTCTTTTTATTTTTGTCATGTGACCCTAATTTGCCAGATATTATAGCTAGATTTAGATGAAAGGCTAACACTAAATCTAATTCTTATCTAGAGTTATAGGGTGTTGAGTTACTATTTTCCAAGCCTCTAACACCATCATGGTCCCACAGGTCTTCATCCTTGAAACCCGCCCGTATATAAATAATTATATAACAAACAAAGATAAAGTAAAATTTGCTACATAGTAAGTAAACAAAAAATTTTCATATACCATTTATTACAACCAGAATAGATGGTATAATGTATATATGATTCATCGATTCTCTTCATACTTATTCTGCTCGACAAAAAAGGCCTATAGTAATATAGGCCTCCAAAGGATCAATTAACAAGAAAATTTCATTTTAAAATAACCTAACCATTGAAGTGAGTTAGTTAAGTTAATTCGCACAAGAAGTGTTAAATTCCTATGAATATTATACATAAGAATTATTTAAAGTAAAATATCAAACTAATTATAGCATTCATCATCTTAACTATTCTTATTGTCTTCATATTCTACAGTAACACCATTGAGACCATATCTATGATGCCATCTAGCTTTTACCATCATTTCTAAATCTTGATCTATTACATCATCGTAAATATCGGTAATCATCTTCTTAACATTATTCTTTATTTCTACAGTTAGTTCAGAATCAGCACCATGCTTCAAATATTGTTGAAAGGCATAAAACTCTACATTTGTCTTAAGCCCAGTCTGTATTAATGCGCCAGTAGCTTCAAGAATGCTATATTCGTCTATTAGATCATATATTCTATTAATTAATTCTATTTCTCTTTCTTCTTTATACTCTATCTTCATCGATACCATACCCATCTTCAACTCCTACATTAGCTATAAACATTATTATTACATAGTACATTATATACAATTAGCAATTATTTTTTACGATCCATATAACTTTTTTGTGTCCTAGTATACGAACCAACAATAATCCTCTTTCTATATTTTCTACCAGGACCATAAGCTTGCATTTTAGTGTGCCAACCTACTTCTACATCCTTTTCCACTATTAACTTTAGATGCTTAGCATTCTCATATCCAATCTTATAGAATTTTTTAATTGAAGCATTCTTTAATTGTTCTCTTCTCTTAGATTCTTTATCACTAAATTCGTTAAAATTTTCTATGAACTCTTCATTAGAACTATTGACGTATAAGATAGTATTTAAAATAGTCCTAATACATATAGTCTCACTGGCTAATATAGCATCATCTACCCACCATTTTTCTTTTTTGTGTTTTTCACTATCATTGTTCTTATTAGTATATTTTACACATAACTGATCTAAAGTAAGAGTTCTATCTTCTAAGGGTATATGAAAGGTCCTATATTCGTAACAATTTCTTATTCGAGAACCTTCAGTAATAATACCAATCAATATCACATCTTTATTACAATCATCTGCTTTATTTATATTGATGAATACTCCCAATACTTTAGTTCCATCGGTATCATCATATAAATTATTTGATTCCATATAAGCACTAAATTTTTTTGGTAATACATCTGATGGTATATCAAGAGAAATCTTCCCTAGATAATTAGTTAAATTTTTACTTAATATATAATTTTTAGCATTTGGATCCCTTGAATACTTCAAATAAGATAAAGCTAAAGTTGGAGCATATCGATCTTCATTTAAAAATTTTTTTAATATGTAAATATTCTGCATACCAACATTATTTCTTAAAAAATATTTATGCAATTTCAAATTATCAATAGTAGTTTGATAAGAGCATCTATCATTTACTACATCAACTGATATCCCACTACTACACTCATTAAACATTTTTATTAAATGATGTGTGAAATATATACCCATCTTATCTGGTCTTTCACTATATTCTTCAGGCACTGGTATTGAACCATCTATATATTCTAAAAACAATTTAGGTTGCTGACCTTTTTTCATAACGAACCCCTAATATTGA